ATGACAACACAGGTAAATTCAACAGTATTAGGCACATTAGGTAACTTGACGGTTACTGGTAATTTATCAGCCAACACTGTAAGCGCCTGGGCACTTGGTGGAACACTAACTACCGCAAGCCAAACTAATATTACCACAGTTGGTACACTCGCATCACTCATTGTGAGTGGAAATATAGTGTCTGGTAATGCTACATTATTAGGTACAACAACAATCCAACAATCGATAGAAGTTTTAAATGCATTAACAGGAGCTACCGGTAATGTAACTCATGACTTTACAACTGGTTCTATTTGGTATCATAGTAGTATATCATCTAACTTTACTGCTAACTTTACTAATATTCCAACTACAAATAATAGAACAATATCTTTGGTAATAGTATTGTCCCAAGGTGCTACTGCGTATATTCCTACCGCTATACAAATCAATGGAGCGTCACAGGCTGTTAGTTGGTTTAACAATCAATCACCAATTGGCAATGCCAGCAAAACTGATGTATTGTCTTACACTATGATTAGAATTGCTAATGCTTGGTCGGTACTGGGCACAGTAGCGTCATATGGATAATAATTATGCCTCAAATAGGTAAATTTTCTAGCAATAAGTTAGTGATACCACCAAAGCGACCCATTCTTAGAAATGTTCAAACTAATAGATTAGTGTCAACCAATTACACAGGTACTGAATCTAGGCAAGGGTATAGCGTCGCTATATCATCCAATGGCGATGTGTTGTTATCAATGTCCAGGTTTACAGATAATAATAAAGGTGCTGTGTGGCTATATATTCGCAGCGGAGCAGATACATGGATAGAAAAAGAAAAGTATGTTCCTGGTGGCGGCTCATCTAATTCTGGATTCTTTGATCTGGATATATCAGCTGATGCTAGCGTTTGGGCTGTTGGTGATATCTCGCATCCAGACAACACTGGCGCAGGAACAGTATATGTCTATACCAAGATTGGTGACACATATACGTATTCTAGCCAGCAGCTGACTTTTACTGGGAACGTAGGTAACGTCTTCTTTGGTTACGCCCTAAAACTTTCAGATAATGGTAATAGGTTAATAATATCTGGTATTAATGATAACTCAAGCAAAGGCGCAATCTGGACATTTAACCGCAGTAATGGAATTTGGTCACAATCGGGAAGTAAATTAGTAGCATCAGATTCGGATTCAACAGGCCAATGGGGATCTGCTTTTTCTTTATCGGGGGATGGTAATACTTTAATAGTAAACGGTTCTCAAAATGGAACTACCAGGAAAGATTGGTTATATTACTGGGATGGCAGCCAATGGAATCTACAAGCAGGCACACCTTTTACTTATTCGGGTGTAATTGGAAATATATCGGCATTAAGTAGGTTTTCGTCCATATCATCAAGTGGTAAAGTGGTAGCAATTAGTGTTCCAAGTGAGGACAGTGGTATTGGAGCAATATATATTTTTAACAGTAGCGGTAACACTTGGACACAGACAGCTAGGATTCAACCCACTGATTGGAATTATTCGTATGGGTTTCCTATAACTTATCGCGCGGCATTTAGTACCCGTTCTCAACAAAGGGTATTGAATGATACTGGAAATATTATTGTATTTGCTGGAAGCGATGCTCCTAGTAATAATGCAGCACGATCAAGCGCATACACCTCTATTTGGACATGGAATAACTACAGTGGTACATGGTTACAGCAAAGCAAAACAACTATTACTTTGGGTAACATTGGGCCGGCACAAAGTGCGTCGTGGAGCGTGTCATCAGATGGGTCTACTCTGGCTATTGGGACTCCTGGTGACACCCCGTTAATCGGCGCAACTTATATAGTTAGATAGCCTCAGCATCTAAAATTAGCTCAGCAACAGTAACTTGGACCACTCCGAGCGGCCGTGAGAGGTATAATTTTAATGTATTAATATCGTTTATACCCACATCTCGCTGATACTTTTTTACCACTCCCGACTAAATACTACTAACAAACACATCAAACGCCCTAGGGGATATGGAACCGCAGGCTGTAAAAATAGTGTAAAATTATTATTGCGGAGCTAAACCCATGTCAGTTTTAACCAGAATTAAGAATAATCAGATCACTGATTCTACCATCCTTGCTAATACCAAGATAGTAGCAGGATCTATTGTAGGTAGCTTATTTAATGCTAACCTAACAATGACGTCAGACGTTACCATTACTGGTAACTTGACTGTACAAGGTTCTAGTACATACCTAACAGTTGCATCTACCAATACCTACGTTAATGACCCATTGATCGTATTAAACAATGCGTTTGCAGGTACAAATACCTACGACATTGGTTTAATCATTAATCGTGGTAGCCTAACTGACGTAGCTTGGATTTGGAACGAATCCAATGACAGATTTGAAGCTACTTTCACTTCAGAAAGTGGTACTACATACGGTACTATCAACAACAGTGGTTATGCCAGTGTTAAGGTTGGTAATATTGCAGTTAATACTCTATCAGACACACGTGTACTATTTGTTGATTCTGGTAACAACATAGTAGACAGCTCGGCATTTACCTATACAGCTAATGTTTTAACTGTAAACAATTTTGAATTCAATGATAATAACAACACTATTACTCTTTCCGCAAGTGGTGGCAGTGGTAATATTACTATTGAAAGCCCTGGTGGCCTAGTAGACTTTTACGGTACTCTTTTAGGTAATATTGCTGATCCAGTTAATAACAGTGATGCAGTTAGCCTAAGTTACTTAAATAGCCAAATTAGCAGTGGCGTAACTAATATTCAATCAGATGACACCGATGTAACTATTATAGATGATGGTATCGCAACCGGAGTTATCACAGCTAATATCGATGGTACACAAATACTTTCAGCTACAGCCAACAGCACAGCATTCTACGGCACTGGCAGTTCTGCAAAATTATATGTTGATAGGCTTAATTCAAACGTTGGTGTAAATTCTACTCTATACGTAGGTGATGATCTAACAGTAGCTGCAGGTGCTGTTGCTTATTTCAGAGATACAACAGATTCAACAGGTGCTGCCAGCGGTGCAGTACAAATTACTGGTGGATTAAGCGTAGGCGCTAACGTACATATTGGCAAAGACCTACATGTATTGGGTAACTTAATTATTGAAGGTAATACAACAGTAGTCGAGACCAACAACGTCAGCTTCACTGACAGTATTATTGAACTACATACGCTACCCGGTGGCGGTAACCTAACTGTTGATGATGGAAGAGATATTGGTATACGATTCCACTATTATAAAGCTTCAAATGACAATGCTTTCTTAGGGTGGGACAACACCACAGGACACCTAGAATGGTATGCTAGCGGTGTAAATGAAACAGCAAACGTTACTATTACTGGCGAGTACGGTACATTTAAAACAGGTAATATCGCTCTAGTAAGCACAACTCAATCAGGCAACGTTAACAGCGGTGCACTACAAGTTGATGGTGGTGCAGGTATCAATGGTAACTTATATGTTGGTGGTAACGTTAGATTTACCAGCACACAACCCACTACATCATACAATACGGGTGCATTAGTTGTCAGCGGTGGAGTAGGCATTGATGGTAACGTATTTACAAAATCAGGTCATCAGTTTGTAATTGGTGAAGAACTAATAGCTTCAACAATTAGAGGCAATCTAGTAGCTTATTCACCAGCGCACTTTTTAGTAGATCATAATGCTAACAGTCGTATAGTTGTTCAAAACATCAACAGCGGCTCTAATGCAAGTATTGGTGTGGCATTTGTAGCTGACAACGGCAGCGAAGACAATCATTTCTTAGACATAGGCCTTAACAACAGCGCCAGAGATGACGACATGCTTGCACCAAATGATGCATTCATACACGTTGCTGGTGGTAACCTAATGCTAGGTTGCCTAAGTCCAGAACAATATATTCACTTCCATATTGGTACAATGGCCAATGCATCAAGTATGGTGCAGGAATTAACACCAAATGGTGTGATGATTATGAAAGACACTATTTCTACGGATCACCATACAGGTGCATTGGTAGTAGAAGGTGGTGTTGGTATTGTTGCTAATTTAAATATTGGTGATGGTGCAGTAATTAACGATCACCAATCACGCCAACCATTTAGAGTATATGGTAATATTGCTACATCATTGATTTATGCAGACAGCATATATGACCATGTGGTTATTGGTGGTAGTAACGTAACAATTCAACCTGGTGCAACACTAAAAGTTAACAGCACATCATCAATGATAGTTCCAGTTGGTGGTACATCTGACAGACCAAGTAATACTGGTAATGTTGACGTAGTAGGTATGATGCGTTATAACAGTTCAACTACTAACCTAGAATACTACACAGGTGCAGAATGGAAAATTGCAAGTAATGATACAAACTTTACTATTATTACTAGCGAACAATTTAACGGTGATAATTCAACCTTAGCATTTACTTTAGGTAATGCTACTACAACCAATGGTTGTGTGGTAAGTATCAACGGTATTCTGCAGATACCAAGCACAGCATATAGTATTGCAGGCAATTTACTAACATTTACAGAAGCTCCAGCTACAGGCGACGTTGTTGATGTTAGAGTATTGACAGTAACATCAGCAGTTGGTGAGCTACAAAGTCCAAATGGATACAACACTGTTTCTCCAAATAATACTGATGGTGTTAGATTCTTCAGTGGCACTACCAGTGGTAATAAGACTCTGAGAGCTACATACGGCCCAGCTGGTATGTACAATCTGTTAAATGGTACTAAGACCAGCTATGACCAAACAGTAACAAATATTGCATCATCAGCTGCAGCAGTAGTAATTGATGAATTCTCTACATCAAGCTATTCTACTGCCAAGTATATTATTCAAGCCAAGAACGGTGCTAATAAACTTGAAAGCATGGAAGCATTGGTAGTAGCGGAAGACGGTAATGCTAGTGTAGTAACATATGGTATTGTTAACAGTCACGGTGCATCTATGGGTACACTAAGTGCTAACGTAGTAAGTGGAAACTGTCGATTATATTACACAAGTACTAGTTTGTCCAATAGTAATGTTAAAGTAATGACAACCTATATTGTTTAAGGATATTCATGTTAAAACTAACTAAACGCTATAGAACAACCTATACAGGCGAAGATATTATTGTTGAAAGAACGTTAGATAAAGGCAGCTGGAGTCAGATAACTGAAACAGTGCCAAATGCAGTTATCAACAGTCAGATATCAAACCAAGCAGTGGTATTAGGCAACGGCACTAGTAGATTAGACATGGATCTAAGACCAATTAAAAATCATAGAGGCGGTCTTCTTGGATCAAAAGCCCTACAAACTTATGGCTGTAATGCTTTGTATAGAGATTTTACTCCTAATTTTTTAGTTGCAAGTGGTAATGACATAGTAAACGAAATAGCAAGTACAAGTTATCCAACAGATAATATTGTATATACTAGTTCATTAAACATGCTAGCACATCCTAATAAATTTTATCTTGTTCCACATGATCCCTATGCTGATGCCGGAACAACTGCAGCCTATATTGCTTGTTTTGATGGTCATAAAAAGATTTTTCTACTAGGCTTCGATGGGCAAGAACCAGCAAATTACAACAACAATGTTTATGCTGATACTAACGCCTATGATAGCAAAACTACTCAAGTAAACCCTAACAAATGGCATGCTAATATGAAACAATTGATGCAGGTATATAATGATGTGGATTTTGTATTAGTACACAAACACAAAGGTTATTCAATTCCAACTGCTTGGAACGGTATTACAAATCTTAGACAGTTAAATCACCGTGAATTTATTATAGAAGCAGATTTATAATATCTGCTCTAGTACTCGAATCTTAGCCATAATTTCATCAAAATTAACTGTACGCCAGACTCCAGGATGTAAAGGTCTTGGATAATCTTCTAATGCTACCCAGCAATATCCGCGATGTTCTTCGTTTAATACAGGAATAAATTCCTCTGCTACAGGAATAAGAAAAGTGTGATAGGAAAAGTTGTTGTTTTCTGTGGTAAATTTTTCTATAGGTATTACTTTAACGCTGTCAAGATTAATAGATAATTCTTCTTGTATTTCTCTACAAAGACTATCTAACAGTAGCTCACCAGATTCAATCATGCCGCCTGCTAGTCCCCAAGTACCAGCATACTTGCTAGAATTTCTTAGTAAAAAAAGATATCTATGTGTAGACACACTATAGATGAAAGCACCAACACCTTCTAAAGAACGAGAGTCCATTCTCCGTTTTTGTATTCGCCTTCCCAGCTTTTCACCCACTGATTGAGATTCCATTTATATTGAGTTCCAGTATTAAGATTACTTACATATTGTACATTAGTTGCATTTGCACTGTCAAATGCTACGATCCAATGAGTGCCATTATATTCAATAATGTCATTGGCATGAGCTACTAAATCTGATCCGTCGGACCCTCTCCAGGCCGCAGGTCCATCACCTGCAGGACTATCCCAACTACCAATATCATGTAAAATTAAATATCTTGTGCCATTGGTAGCAGATTGTGCAAGTGACACAGCAGTGTCTTTTTTAGGGTCAATGATAGCGCCTATAGGATCTAATGTATTTGATGGATACGTGTCAATATCAGCATTAAAAATTAATAGAGTATCATCAGTGGGATGATAACTTACAGTACCAACTGTTTCAGTATAGCCGTCACTGTTTAATAAACGAATCTGACTGATGCCGTTTTGCAGTACACCATAGACATTTATTAAAGCAGGCCAACTATCAGCAGTGCCAACTTTAGTTGGTGTTTCTAATGTGGGCTCTCTAGGGTCTTCAACATCTTGAACTTTTAATAAACGTAAACTGTTACCAATTAATAGTACACCATAATCCATGGGTGTAAAATATTGTTTATTGCCTAATAGGTTAGTGCCGTCATAAACAGCATTATCTAAATCACCGTTGCCGTCATGTATGCTGGCAATAATTTTTTGTATAACACCTAGTTGTTTAACTTTAGCTGGAGCCGAAATCCAAATTGGTAACTTGAAAGCCAATGTAGCTACGTCAATGGGGCTATCTGTACCAACAGGCACACTTCTTGATGTCCAGGTAGGAGAATCTAAAAATATACTGCTAAGACTAGTCCAATCAATATAGTTATCTGTACTTTGAATTTCTAATGCTGGATTAAACAATATAATTAATTGTTCTAGAAGTTGCAGTTTTTGCTCGGTGTTTGATGTCCATATATCAACTTTGAGTTCTAAGGTATAAGGCACAGGCATCAGTCTTTCTATGGTAAAAGCATTACCTTGCGTAGCTTCATAATCGCCGGTTTCTTCATTAAATGCACGTTGACGTATGTGCATCTTGCCAATAAAGTTAGGTTCTTGTACACGATCTCTATCGTAGGTTAATCCATTAATGTATACCGCCATAGCAGGCACAGACGGCATGGTATTTTCTGTGTTGCCTTGTAGTATGGCCATGACCTGTCTACTACTATCTCCGTAAAAAACAGGCACACGTTGATAAGTTACTGATCCTTGACGGTCTTTACCAAATTCAACTTGAAATCCACTGAGTATACGAATAAACTGTTGGATAAATCTTCGTATCTGTCCATCATAGAAAAAACTCTGCATGTTAATTATCCGCCGAAGGTCTTAATGCATCACTTAAACTTTGTCTTTCAGTGAGTGCTTGTTCATAAATTGTATA